TGGACATGGACACCTACAAGGAGGTCTTTCCTGACGTCACTTTGAAGCAAGACAGCAAGGCTGCTGGACGGTGGGACACGAACAAAGGCGGGGAATACTTTGCTGTCGGTGTGGGCGGCGCGATGACCGGTCGCGGCGCTGACGTCTTGATCATTGACGACCCGCACTCGGAGCAAGACGCCATGAGCGACCTTGCTTTGGACAACGCTTGGGAGTGGTACAGCTCTGGCCCACGTACGCGTTTACAGCCAGGTGGTGCGATTGTGATTGTGATGACGCGCTGGGGCACGAAGGACCTTACTGCACGCTTACTTAAGGCACAGAAGTCGCGCAACGCGGACCAGTGGGAGGTCATTGAGTTCCCTGCTATTTTGCCAAGTGGGCGCGCACTTTGGCCGGGGTTCTGGAAACTCGAGGAGTTGGAGAGCGTAAAAGCCTCTTTGTCGGTGCAGAAGTGGAACGCGATGTACCAGCAGCAGCCCACGAACGACGAGGGTGCCATTCTGAAAAGGGAGTGGTGGAAAGTCTGGCCAAAGGACGATCCGCCTGAAGTGAACTACATCATCCAGTCCATGGACACGGCGTATTCCAAGAAGGAAACGGCTGACTTTTCTGTCATCACGACTTGGGGCGTGTTTTATCTCAGCGAGGATTCGGGGGCATCTATCATCTTGTTGGACGTCAAACGTGGGCGGTGGGACTTTCCCGAACTCAAGCGCATTGCCAAGGAGCAGTACGACGTTTGGCAGCCTGACAACGTCTTGATCGAGGCCAAGGCCACGGGAACGCCTCTTCAGCAAGAACTGAGAAGAATGAACATCCCTGTCACGATGTACTCCCCAGGTGGGCGCAGGACGGGCACGGACAAGGTGGCGCGGGCCAACGCAGTAGCTCCTGTATTCGAGGCGGGGATGGTCTGGGCCCCGGATACGGAGTGGGCAGAACTCTTGGTAGAGGAATGCGCGGCCTTTCCAAACGGGGACAATGACGACATGGTTGACAGCACAACCATGGCCATGGACCGTTTTCGGCGCGGCAACTTTATCACCCTTGGCACAGACGACGTGGAAGAAAGCGAATTTAAAGACCTTGTGCCCGAGTACTATTGACGCTTAAAATGGTGTGAATAACTTCTAGTAGCAGGGTCACGATGAAAAACAACGACTTGTTGGCATGGATGCAAAGCAGAGGAATGGGCCCTGCCCCAACGCAGGCCCCTGCGTTTGGCGGCATTGCCAATCCCAGTCAGCGGGCCAAGTTGCGTGGCTCAGACCAAGCCTACTTAGAGGCGCGTCAAAAAGAACTAGATGCCTATGAAACGCAGCGAGCCGCGTACAACACTGGGTTGACCAAGTACCAAGACGAGGTGTACAAGCCCTATCATGCGCAGGCCGAGGCGTACAACGCAGCAGCACAGAAGTACAACACGGATGTTTACGACCCGTACAAGACACAGTACGAGGCGTATGAGAAGGCGATCACTGACTACAACGCCGGACCACGGACCACGGACTATGCTGGGCCGGCAGAGCCCACTTTGGCAAGCAAGTTTGAGATGACCGCACCGACAACACCGGATGCTTTCTCCATGACTTCCCCTGTCCTGCCGTTCAAGGAAGAAGACGTCACCGCGTACCAAAAAGAAGCGGCACAGACGGCGCAAAGTGACGCAGAAAACAGAGGCTTGGCAATTGACGTGGTAAGTGACCCGAGCAGATATAACTTTGGCTCAATGTCCGTGACCAACCGATTCATGGCCGAAGGCGGCCCCGTGGACGCTGCGCCAAGTGGCCAAGCTCGCAACATGATGAACCAAATGACGGGCTTGGTGGCAAGTGCGGGCCGTGGTGGTGACACGAAGCTGGCCCATTTGTCACCACAGTCTGCTGCCCTGTTGAAGAGCCAAGGCGGTGCGGGAACCATCAACCCCAAGACAGGACTGCCTGAGTACTTGATGATGATCATGCCGGCGGAACAGTATGACGAGGCCGCAAAAACAAATTTTAGGGGCATGCCGTTGGCTGGTTACCAAAGAGGAGGCTACAGCCCCGGTTACCTAGAAGGACTGGCAGCCGCTGAAGAAGCAAAAAAGAAAGCTGCAGCCGACGCTGCCGCAGCTGCACTTGCCGAGAGCCAACGAAGGGATGCGCAAAACGCCGCAGCCGAGAAGGCAATTGCGGAGCGCTTGGCAAAGGAAAAGGCTGACGCAGAAGTGGCAAGGCTGGCCACGGAAAAAGAAGCGGCAAGAATTTATGCGTCCAGAGTCCGTGACCAGCGTGTCGCGGGCCCTGTAGCAGGAACCGTGGCCAGTACGGTGCGCCCTGCTGCTGCTGACTACAGTTTCAATACTCGCGCAGCAACCCCACTGGGTCCGGTTGACCTAGGCAACCGGTACATAAGAACCCCTGTTACGCCAATAGGCAGTCGGACCCCAACCTACACGTCGCCAAGACCTTCTCAGCCGCCAAGGGAAGAACGCCCAGCGGCTCCGACAACACTGCCTACTTTCATTGACAACAACTTAACGCGTATTCCTACTGCGGCTGAGATTGCACTGCCGGACATAGACGGGCAAAAGAGAGCCATCACAAACCCAAAAAACTTCTTTGCATTGGACCCGTCTAGGCCACCAAGCATCCCAGGTCTCACCCCAGGGACCGTGGCCCTCGCACCTTTGGACTTGCCTCTAGCGGCAGGCAAGAAGACCTTGGAGGCAATCGCTGCCAACCCCAACCTGTCACCTCAGATGCTGGGCGGCAAAGAGAACGCAGGAATAATGACCGACCGCTTGGGTAATAGGGTCTACTCACCCGGCGCAGGGCCACTTCTGTACAGGTCTGGCGGAGAGGTAACAAGGGACTTGAACGCACTCTTGGCGCAGAACTCCGAGACCCTGTCGGACGAGCAGCCTGAAGAGAGCATCAACACAAACCCTGTAGGAACCGCGCAGGCGTTCTTGGCTGACCTCAGTGGCGCGGGCAAGGCATCGCCCACCCGTCAGTCCGTCAAGCGCGTAAAGACATCCGCTGGTGGTGGTGCAACTGCTGACAAAGCGATGCAGCTGGCGTACGAGGACTTGGCCAAGGGTGACTTGGGCGTCATGAAGGACAGGGCTCCTGCAGCAAAGAACTCAGAGTCTGCTCGTTCGCAGATGGAAGAACTTGCACGGGTCTACCAGTTAAAAATCAGGGCAGCACAGAACGCGGCCAAGGGTCTGTCCGCTGACACCTTTGGCGCGCCGACCTTGGAAGGCCCAACGCTTACCAAGGGCAAGCTGACGAAGAAGCGCTTCAAGGATGGTGGTGAAGCAAAAAAGCCGGACGCCTTTTTTCGGGCCGAGGGTAGCCCGGAAGAAGGCGAAGAGTCCTTGGACAAGTACTACGCGCCCAAGGCACGCACAAGCACCGGCATGAACCGCAAGAAGGGTCCTATCAGTCAGCAGCTAGATTCTGGTGAAGCCTACGTCAACATGGCTAAGGGCGTGACAGAGCTGCCCTATGACCTTTTAGGCTCTGCTCGGGATGTCTCCAACATGATCATGACGCCGTTTGGTTACGGTGTTGAAAAGCCTGTCATGGGCAGCGACTTCATCAAGGAGAAGATGACCAAGCTGGGTATTCGCCCAGAGCCGCCTGCTGACCCGACAGCCAAGGGCTTCTACACCGCCGGCCAGCTGCTGTCCAACTTGACCAACCCTGCGGGCGTTACACGTTCTGCTGTCAAGGGCGCACAAAAGACAGGCGAGGCAGCCACTGCCGTAGCCAAGGATTTCCAAGAGTACAACCGCCAGCTGTCAGTTCCTGGTGCGTCGTATGCTGTTCGCCCAACGGGCAGCACAGTGCTCAGTGGTCCTGTGGGCATGAAAGAGGATGTCAGCAGGGTGGATCAGTTACTAAAAAATGGTCTTAGCAACGCTAAGTCAGCCGCCGGCCAGAACGAAGGCCAAGCAATGATCTTGCAAGACTTCTGGGACAAGAAGGCACGTAACTACTTCACACGCCAGTTTGGTACGCCGGACGATCCTGTTGCAAGAGCAATTGCCAACAAGCAAATTAAAGGCCCAGCCTTGGAAGAAGACTTTCCTGGGTACTTGATTGATCAAATCGGTGTGGGCAAAACACGGGTTAAAGAAGGTGCTCGGCCAAAAGACTTTGTTGGCCCTGGAGCACCCGAGTCAAGATTCTTTCCTAAGTACCCAAAGGCGTTAGAAGACTTCACGGCTAGTTATGACAAGGCCACAGGCCTTAAGGGCAACCTAGTTACTTTGGACCCAAAAGCCGCCAACCCCAAGTATGAATACCTCTTGTCAGATGAAGGAAAACTCGAGGGCCTTACGGCGCAGTACAAAGAGCAAGACAAGTTAATTACCCAAGGACTACGGCCCGAGTTAATTAACACCAACGTCGGAACGGTGACAAGGTCAGGCACAAACAAGAACTTGGTTATTGGCGAGGGCACGGAATCCGCCAAAGCACTCTTGGATGCCTACGAGGAATCAAAACAGTTTGGGAAGATGAACGACAAGCAAAAGACAAGCTTTGTTAATAAGATTTTTGGTGAGGGCCGCAAAATCTTGGGCAAGAACGAAGAAGAGGTAGGCAAGAACTTACTGCCACAAAATGTTCAAATGGCAATTGACAAGGGCGAACTTGTCTACGACATCGACAACATGCGTTCGCCGTTAACAAACCTGTTTGATGCACGGTCGATTAACCAGTATTTGGCCAGTATTCCCCCACGCGAAGCCGCCAATATTCGTTTTGAAGATGCCGTCAAGGGCGCTTTAAAATTAAAAGAAAAAATTGCGGAGATGGAAAATGTGGTGGCCCGTATTAAGGCTGGCAAACCCGTGGCAGACACTGTATTCTCTAGGGGCGTCAGTGGACCGCTGCTGCAAATTAGCGAAGGGCCGTTAGAAGGCTTTGCATGGAAACGCATTGAAAAACGTGAAGCTACTTTGCCGGAAGGCGCATACGTAGGTCACTCAGTGGGCGGATACGAAACAGGCGGTGTTGGATATACCAGAGAGAAGATGGAAGGGTTCGACAAGGGTTTGTGGCAGGTATATACTCTACGTGACAACCGTAATAGACCTGTCAACACAATCGAGGTGAAGATGCTGGATGAGAGGACACCTGTTGTCATGCAAATTAAGGGTAACGGTGCCAAAACAGGAAACGTCCCCGCCGATAAATATGACTTTGCTGTGGTGGATTTTCTTAAAAACTACCTCAAGCCCGCAGCAATTCAGGAAGAAGACAAGTTCTTAACACCCCTATTGCAAAAATATAAGACACAACTTGGCCCGTCGCCAAGCACCCGATAAGGACAGAACATGGCAATCGAAAAAGCATTGAACCGGATGCCCACACTTGATGTGGTGATAGGCGGCGGCATACCAATGCCCTCGTCCGACATTGAAATCATCATTGAAGAAGACGGTGGTGCCATCATTGAGATGGGTGAAAAAGATGCCGAAGAGGTAGATTTTTACAGCAACCTAGCAGCGGTCATTGAGCCAGACATCTTGGCCCAAATAGGCATTGAAGTGGCAGCTTTGTTTGAAGCCGACAAGGGCTCACGCTCCGAGTGGGAGTCCATGTACGCCAAGGGCCTGGATCTGTTGGGCTTTCGCATGGAAGAACGCACCAAGCCTTTTCGTGGCGCGTCGGGCGCGACCCACCCAATGCTAACCGAGGCCATCATTCAGTTCCAAGCACAGGCCTTCAAGGAGCTGTTGCCTGCTGGCGGCCCTGTTCGCTCGCAGATGATGGGCAAAGAGACTGTAGAAAAGTTTCAACAAGCCGGCCGTGTGCAGGACTTTATGAACTACCAGATCACCACGGTGATGGAAGAGTACACACCTGAGTTTGACCAGCAGCTTTTCTACACTGGCTACGGTGGTTCGACCTTCAAAAAGGTCTACTACGACTACCAACTGGGCCGCATGGTGTCCAAATTGTGCTTGGCAGACGATGTTTACATCCCGTACAACGGCTCAAGCGTCGTTTCCCAGTGCCCACGCCTGACTCACCGCATTGCAATGGACTCAAACGAGTACCGCAAGCGCGCTTTGGCCGGTGAATACCTCGATGTGGCCCTTGATACCTACGCTTCGCCTGCTGATGCAAGCCAAATTCAGGAAGCAGTCGACAAAGTTACTGGCATTCAGCCCACTGACGACGTTGGTGAGATATTTTTGCTTGAGCAATTGGTCGATTTGGACCTCACAGGCTTTGAGGACTTGGACGAAGACGGCGAACCGACCGGAATTAAGCGTCCATACGTAGTTACCCTTGCCGAAGACACTTTAAAGGTGGTAGGAATTCGTCGCAACTGGAAAGAAGACGACAAAAAATGCAACCGCCGCAACTATTTTGTGCACTACGTGCTGGTCGAGGGCCCTGGGGCCTACGGATTGGGCTTTGTGCACCTCATTGGAGGCCTGGGTAAGGCCGCTACGAGCGCTTTGCGCCAGCTGATTGACGCAGGCACGCTCGCTAACCTACCTGCAGGCTTTAAAGCACGTGGCGCGCGGATCGCGGACGACTCTACCCCCATCCAGCCGGGTGAATGGCGTGACATTGACGCTGGCGGTGCAGAACTTGCAGCTTCTTTGCTGCCTTTGCCCTACAAAGAGCCGAGTCAAGTGCTGTTTGCCTTGATGGGCTTCCTTGTGGACTCCGGCAAGCGCCTGTCAAGCACTGCCGACATGCAAGTTGGCGACGGCAACCAGTACGCACAGGTGGGAACTACCTTGGCACTGCTCGAGCGTGGCTCCATGGTCATGTCCAGCATCCACAAGCGCTTGCACTATGCGCAGACGTTGGAGTTTCGCCTGCTGTTCGAGGGCTTTGGCCAGTACATGCCGGACGAGTACCCATACGACGTACCAGGCGCGAGCCGCAGGATCAAGAAGAAGGACTTTGACACCATGGTGTCGGTCCAACCAGTGGCTGACCCCAACATCTTTAGCTCTGCACAGCGTATCCAGCTGGCACAGATGCAGTTGCAGCTGGCCCAAAGCGCTCCGAACATGCACAACATGTACGAGGCCTACTACCGCATGTATGCAGCGCTTAATATCCGTGACATCGACGGCGTGCTGATGCCACAGAACACCAACATGCCTCGTGACCCTGCGTCCGAGAACAGCGACGTGCTCAACGGCATGAAGTTAAAGGCCTTTGCCGGCCAACAGCACGACGCACACATTGCAACCCACTTGATGATGGGTATGTCGCCTATCCTGCAGGCCAACCCAATGTCTGCTGCCGAGTTGCAGAAGCACATCTTGGATCACATTCGCCTGCGTGCAGAAGAGGACATGGAAGTCGACCTGTTCAAGCAGTATGGAACCGATCCAGACCGCATGGTCTCTGCTATTCAAAAGGAAGGCATGGTCGCCATCAACATTGCCATGGGCATGAAGGAAGTGCGCGATATGCAGGAGCAGTTTGCCGGCGGAGACGGTCCCGACCCCTTGGTACAGATCAAGGAAAAGGAAATTGCCCAGCGTGCAGAGGACGACAAGGCCCGCAACGCCATTGACCAGCAGCGCTTGGCCTTAGACCAGCAAAAAGCACAACAGACCAATCAAATCAACCTGCAGAAGTTGCAGTTGCAGCAAGAGAAGGTCAACCAGACCCAACAACAGGGAGGACAGTATGGCGGTCAAAGAAATTAAACTCAAACCAGTCAAGACCAAGGAACCTAAAGGCGTGAAGGCTGGAATGCCTAAGACGTCCCCAGGCGTACAGGGTCCTGCCATGATTGTCAAGAAACGGGACGGTAACCGTCCAGTTAAGATATACTAATTTGTGAGTAAGTGCTACCAGACGGGGCGTTGTGCCGTCTGCTTTTCATGGAAACACCATGCTTGAATTTGCAGAAGCAGTTCTGAAAGAAATCAGGAAACTCCAGGACCAATCAAAACTGATTGTCCTGAACGGAACCATCACAGACATGGAGCGTTATCGCTTCATGATGGGTCGCCTTGAGGGTTTGAGAATGGTTGAAGATTCCGTGAAAGATTTGCTCAAACAAGTTACGGATGACGTCGACGATTTTCTCAAGTAAAGGAAGACTATGGAAACCGCAGAAATACCTGAAATCAACATGACCGCCTTGGAGCGTAAGTGGGCCGAGGAGGCAGGCAGTAAACCGCCTGCCCTTGACGATGCTTACACAGAGCTGGGTTTTGACCCAGAGAAACTCAGCCAAGAGGTTGTAAATACCATTCCCCAGCCTACAGGGTGGCGCATTGCCATTCTTCCCTACCGAGGCGCTGAGAAAAGCAAGGGCGGCATCGTCCTTGCCGAAGAAACACAGCGTAAAACCCAGCTTGGCACAGTGTGCGGCTACGTTCTAAAGGTAGGGTCCTTGGCCTATGCCGATCAATCCAAATTCCCCACCGGTGCATGGTGCAAAGAGGGGGATTGGATTATTTTTGGCCGTTACGCTGGCGCACGCATCCCAATTGACGGTGGTGAGATTCGTCTCATTAACGATGATGAGGTACTTGGAGTGGTAAACAGTCCTGAAGACATTCTGCACATGTAAAGGAGCAATGACATGAATGAACAACTTGAATTTAAGATAGGTGAGGACGAGAGTCCAGCCACCGTTTCGATCGGCGAGGACGGTGCGGCTGAAGTATTGGACAAGCCCCAAGCGCCCATTGTTGAGACTCAGTCCCAGCAATCCAGCGAAGGTGCAGAGCTTGACCAATACAGCGAAGGCGTTAAGAAGCGTATTGACAAGCTGACCGCTCGCCTGCGCGAGACCCAGCGCCGTGAGCAAGCAGCCTTGGAATACGCCAAGAGCGTGCAGGCTCGTGCTACCCAGCTCGAGCAACAGTACATGACTGCAGACGGCGAACGCTTGGGCGAGGCCAATGGCAGGGTTCAGACGCAAGTTGTTGCTTTAAAACAAATAATCCGCAAGGCCCGTGAAGAAGGTGACATTGACACCGAGACGGAAGCCCAACAGCGTCTTACAACGCTGACCATGGAACAAAACCAGATTGCCGCTGCTACCCAGCAACGCGAGCAGCAAAATCAGCAGTGGAACTATCAACAGCAGGTTGCCGCACAGCAGGCAGCCCAGCAGCCTCAAGTACAAGTTCAGCAAGAAATCGACCCACGGGTTGAGGACTGGGCCGAGCGCAATCCTTGGTACGGCCGAGATACCGCTATGACCCATGCAGCATGGGGAATCCATCGTCAGTTGATTCAGACTGAGGGATTTGACCCAAACACCAATGAGTATTATGATGAGCTAGACAACCGCTTAAAGCAGACCTTCCCCCAAAAGCTGGGCGGGGGCCAGCAGCAAGCGCAAACTAACAGGTCCGCCAGACTCGTGCAAACGGTGGCTCCTGCATCCCGATCCTCGGGTATCAACAACGCACGCCGCACTGTCAAATTGACCCCAAGTCAAGTTGCAATTGCCAAAAAACTGGGTGTTCCTCTTGAGGAATATGCCAAGTACGTAAAGGAGTAAGACCATGTCAGACGTTAAAGTACCTACACTCAATCGCACTTCTCGCGGGGCCGAATCTCGTGAGCAAGATGCGCGACGTAAACCTTGGGCTCCTCCTTCACGACTGGATGCGCCACCTGCACCTCCTGGATACAAGCACCGTTGGATTCGAGCTGAAGCCGGTGGTATTAACGACCGCACGAACATCTCTGGAAAGCTCCGCGAGGGGTATGAGCTGGTTCGTGGGGACGAATACCCCGACTATCATGTGCCAACAGTAGAAGACGGCCGACATGCTGGTGTTATCAGCGTGGGAGGCTTACTTCTTGCACGTATCCCGCTTGAGACACTGGCAGAGCGCAACGCGTATTACCAAAGTCGAGCGAACGACCAATTACAGGCGGCGGACAACGAGTTGATGAAAGCGAATGCCCACAACAGCATGACCATTCAGCGGCCCACACGTCAGTCTCGCGTTTCTTTTGGCGGCTCTAACAAGGGCTAACAAA